ACATGACATTTGGATTACCTTTTAGAGCAGAAGATTTACAAGAACCTTGGTTAGAAGCAGATCCAGTCACAGTCGCACCTATTGTGATTAATCGTACAGCGAGATATCGTTGTCCAAATGGTACAGGTACTTGGCAAAACATGTTGGCCGAAGCTGAGATAGTTCGTAATGGCGTGTTTGTGGGCAACAAAGACGAGCATGAGGATTTTGTACGCCTAACCGGATTTGCAGTTCCATATTACTATACCAAAGATTTCAAACATCTAGCAGACGTTATTGCTGGCGCAGATTTGTTTATGGGCAATCAAAGTGCTGCCTACGCCATTGCCATGGGCTTGGGCAAAAGTACAGTATTAGAAACAATTAAGATTAAACCACTACAAAATAACGAGTGCTATTTCCCGAGACCAAATTGCCAGTATTTCTAATAAATATGGTATGCTCTACTTCGATCGCGATAGTAATGGCATTACCACATATATGGTAACTAATGATCAAGGACTATGTTTAATTCGAACAACAAATGGAAGATTAGCCACATTTGTGGATGCCAACTCCAAAGGGGTTAATCCTGAACTGCGCCTACGTGTGGGCGGGGATAGGGGCACACCTGACGAAAAGCATATCTGGACCCATGTACGCAGGTTTACAAAACGTTAACATTCTAGTTACAAATTCTTACAATAAATGCTTGAAAAATAAGGGTTTTTTTAGGTTGACCATAATGGCTCAATCATATATAATGTGTACATAGTGTTCAATTAAGGAGCGCAAAATGCGTAAATTATTAGTTTCTAGTTTAGTTGCAATTTCAGCAATTGGTACTGTTCCTGCACAAGCAGATGTTACAGACTTTGTAGCTGGCACTGCAGGTGCTGTTGGTGGTGCTGCATTGTGTAGCCAAATTGGCGACGGTAACGGACAGATTATTGCAATGGCAGCATGTGCTGTGATTGGTAGCAAGATTGCAGAAAACATGGTCAAGCCACGCCAGCCGCGATATCCGCAAGAGGTAGAGATTCGCCAGCAAGGCAATCATACTGCCGGTGTACCTTATAATGGTAACTATGACTTTGAACGTAATCGTGTACGTAGTGATGTTGGTGTAGGTTTTCGTCAGCCTCCGGTTTTGGTTAACGGTGTAGTGTACGAAGCACCTCCATGTGACGAGAACTACTATGAAGGTCAGTACAACCCAGGCGCAGCTCGTGCATATTGCCAGGGTCAACGCATACGTTATGCACGTGACATACAAAGACAACAACAAGAAGCATACAACCGCGGTGCAGGCGGTTACTAAACACAAACCCTGCCAAGGCAGGGTTTTTTTATTCCATTCGTGTTGACAAAATCCACAAGAGAAGTTATACTTGCAGCATGAACTTACCTGACAAAGTCGACTATAATCGCAACGGCGGTAGATACTACAGAGCAATGACTTGGTTCTATACTACCGTCGCAATATTACTGATTCCTGTTTTTATCTTGTTACTAATAGGCCTACTCAATCCACTTTGGTTCCGCGATGATTACTTGCGTTGGCTGCAAAACACCATAGAACGCATGACCGCCCGTAGAAACTACGTTATGTACCGCATTTACTTGGGCATGGATCCTAAAGTTTGGCATGCGCTAAAAGGTGAACAGCCCCGGGAGAATTAGGATGTTTTGGTTCTTGATGGTATGCGTGATCCTTTTCTGGTTGATCACCAAATAAGTAGCAAAAAAACAACACTAAACCCCAGTGTTTATGGGGTTTTTTTATGGCCAAAAAATGGTAGACCAAAAAGGCCCTTTTTGCTATAATGTATGTATAGTAATTGATTAGGAGTAAAAATGTTTACAGCAAATTTGGACAATTTACAAGACAAAATTACTATACCAGTATCCGAAAGATAGTTGACAGTAATACAGTAATAGTGTAATATACTAAAAAATAACAAAAACATTCAACAATATATTTAAACAAGGAGCATTTATGTCACAAGCATGTATCCGTATCAAAGCAGGTGCGTATAGACATTTTGACGTTACAGGCAAAGTGTTTCAATTGGTAGAACAGTTCAAGCCAGGCATCAAAGGCGGTTTCGTTACTGTTAAAAACGGTAATAACTTTCCTGGCTTTCCAGAAGACATTCGCATTAAGGTAGACAGCATGACAGCATACGAATTTGTAGCCGATGACGAAGCAAAACAATTTGTAGATTTTTCTACAGTTGAACAGTCTAGCACACAATCTGACGATGTACGTATGGCAGAAATTGCTGAACGTTTTGAAATCTTGCACGACATGACCAAGGCTGCCACTAACGGCGACATCCGTGCAATGATTGTGTCGGGCCCTCCAGGCGTAGGTAAATCGTTTGGTGTAGAGCAAGAGATTGAAAAAGCAACCTTGTTAGACCAAATTGCAGGACGTAGACTACGTGCCGAAGTTGTTAAAGGTTCAGCTACTGCACTGGGCCTGTATCAAGCCCTATACAAATACAGTGACGAAAACTGTGTGCTGGTGTTTGACGACTGTGACACAATCTTGTTTGATGACGTTGCGCTTAACTTGTTAAAAGGTGCGTTGGACTCGGGCAAGAGCCGTAGAATTTCTTGGTTGTCAGAAAGTCGTGTACTCAAAGACGAAGGCATTCCAAACAGTTTTAACTTTAAGGGTTCGGTAATCTTTATTACCAATCTCAAGTTTGACAAAATGAAATCGCAAAAGCTCAAGGACCACTTGGACGCTTTGCAGTCACGTTGTCACTACCTGGACTTGACCTTGGACACCATGCGTGACAAGTTGTTGCGTATCAAGCAAATTGCTGCTACTGGCGCCTTGTTCCAAGACATGGACATTAGTGAAGCAGGTACAGACGAGATTATTGCATTTATGGATGCTAATCAAAATAAACTACGTGAGATGAGCTTGCGTATGGCTATCAAGATTGCTCAACTGTACAAGAGCTTTCCGCTCAAATGGCAATCGCTTGCTGCTACTACATGTATGACGGCAGCATAATGTTTTTTAGAACCGGACGTTTTTGCTAGCTCCTTTTACGTTTTTGGTTCGGAAAGCCCACTATTTGGTGGGCTTTTTTTTGACATTCTACTTTAAGTATGTTATACTTGTTGCATGAAAGTCTATAAGCATATTGAAGATTATATTGAAGTGATTGCAGGTGTACGTGATCCTGTGACCAATCATGTAACTTTACCTTTTCTAACCAGCAGCCCAATTAGTCTAGCACGTTATGACGTAAACATAGTCAGCAGTTTTGCCGAACAGTCATATGACAGGATTGCGTTCACAGACAAACAAGCTGAACTGGCAGTCAAGATTGTGCTCAAGTACGAACGTCAATTGGCCAAACTAGGAGTAGATGTCGCTCCAGCAAACACACCTGAGTTTAGAATACCCATTAGACAAATAGATCGTACCAGTCGTATTTGGCGTGATGGCGACAGCATACTGGCTCGTTTCCCTTATATTGAGTCACAGGTGGCTGCATTTAAAGAAGCAGCAAAAGAAAGTCAAGGGCCAATCAAATGGGATAGAGACCTTAAAGCCTGGCGTCTGGCATTGACCGAATACAATGTTAATTGGGCGTTTGCTTTTGCTACCGAACACGGATATGAAATAGATCCTGCAGTTACACAGTTAATGGATTTAATCATTGCCTGTGAAAAAACTTCTTACAAGATTGAACTAACTATCCGGGACGAGAGATTAGAAATTACCAATGCTGCTCCGGAACTGACGACCTATGTTCAAGAACAACTTGGTGGCTTTGCAATAGATAACTTGTACACCTTGATAGATAATGCGGATATACTTGGTTACACGATTGATGATGACATTGAATCAGCAGCTATAGCAGCCACTAGTCCAAGAATGTTTAACTTGATGAAGAACAAAGATAGCAAGATTGGATCCAGCGACGTCGGGCGTAACTTTGTAGATCTAATCAAGTATGCAGAATATACCAATCGTTGGCCCATATACATTTATGAACCTAACCTAAGTAATCACTTGTTGGGACTTGCACAGCAGCATTTTGGAGATCAAGTGGTTGTTGCCACCAGTAAAGAACTTCCGGATATTACTCGTGCTCGAGTGGTGTACTTTACTAAATACCATTCCCAATGGAATACCCCAATTCCGTTATTACTGAGTTCGGCAGGCATGCTGTATGGCGGTGAAAAACAAATGTTAATTGATCGTGCCGAGAAGGTCGTTTATTTTGCACATGACGTGTATAATAAGTCATCAAGAGGAGCAAACCCTGTTGCAAGCTAAACTAATAATCCGTGACGAAGTTAACGTAAAGATTGAAGGTCTTGAGTTGACCACACGTAAAAAACTTGTGGATCGATTCAAGTACGAAATACCGGGTGCTAGGTATCAGCCCAGTGTGCGTCTTGGACGCTGGGATGGCAAGGTGGCATTCTTTCAACTGGGTGGCAGCACTTATATCAATCTGTTACCCGAGATACTGCCTATATTGGAAAGCTATAACTACGATGTTGACGTAGAAGATACACGTGACTATCGTACCACATTTGAGTTTAAAGAAGTCACCGAGCAAAGCTACAGTCATATTGCATGGCCCAAGGGACATCCTAAAGAGGGGCAACCCATGGAGCTCAGAGACTATCAACCTGAGATTATCAATAGATTTTTTGCCAATCCACAGTGTGTACAAGAAGTTGCTACTGGCGCAGGCAAGACTGTGATTACAGCAGCACTGGCAGATGGTGTTAGCGAGTATGGTCGTAGCATTGTCATTGTGCCCAACAAGAGTCTAGTCACACAGACCGAACAAGACTTTGTGAACATGGAATTGGATGTGGGTGTGTACTTTGGCGACCGTAAAGAGTTTGGACGTACACACACAATATGTACCTGGCAAAGTCTAAACATCTTGATGAAGAATACCAAGAGTGCCGAAGCTGAGATCACTATTGGTGAGTTTCTTGAAGGTGTAGTGGCAGTTATTGTGGATGAAGTACACATGGCCAAAGCAGATGCACTCAAAGAACTACTCAGCGGCCCATTTGGACAAGTGCCCATACGTTGGGGCCTGACTGGTACTATACCCAAAGAAGATTATGCTAGACAAAGTATCTTTTGTATGTTGGGACCAGTAGTGGGACAATTGAGTGCCAGTGACTTACAAGAAGCCGGACATCTTGCACAATGCCATGTCAATGTTGTACAGCTACAAGACCATAAAGAATACACCGACTACCAAAGCGAACTTAAATATCTAGTCACCAACACAGAACGTCTTGCCTATATTGCTAGAATGATTGATCAAATCAAAGAAGGCGGCAATACACTAATACTTGTTGATAGAATTGAAACAGGTAAGATACTGCAAACAGAACTAAGCACCCTATTCAGTTTACTCAGTGATGCACCTGATGTGGTGTTTGTTAGTGGTGCCACCAAAGCCACAGAAAGAAAAGAAGAATATGATGAGATTGCAACCGCTACAAACAAAATTATTATTGCTACCTATGGGGTGGCTGCTGTTGGTATTAATATACCCCGTATTTTTAATCTTGTACTGCTTGAGCCAGGCAAGAGTTTTGTTAGGGTCATACAAAGTATCGGGCGTGGTATTCGCAAAGCGGAAGACAAAAACCACGTCCAAATCTGGGACATCACAAGCACATGTAAATTCGCAAAAAGACATTTAACCAAACGCAAGCAGTTTTATAAGGAAGCTTCATATCCTTTTACTATAGAGAAAGCAGAATGGCAATAACATGCGTATATTAACCTTAGACAATGCAGCATACGAAATGGATGAAATTCCAGACGAGATAGAGGATTTGAGATTCTGTGTATTTGATAATTCAGATCCCAAAGAACCTGATTACTTTTACATACCTTTGATCTTTTTGGAAAGTTTTAACAGTCCGGCCTTGGTATTAAAGATAGGTGGCAGCACAATCAAGATGCCGGTTGATTGGCAAATCTTAATTGGTGAACCAGACCTTGGCGACTTGGAAGTAGTGCCACTAACCAGTATCAATGATCGCGGCTTTAGTGTATTTTGTTTCAATCCATTAAGCAGTTTCCGTCCCGAGTTTCATCCTGTTGAGATAGTAGATATCTATCAAGATGTCAAATGGTATTTCCCTAAGCTCAAGCCCGGACAGATGTTGGCAGTACCTTTAGAGAATACAGAAAAACCCAGATGCGCTTACTTTGTTAAAGACATTTCAAGACAAAGTGAGGTGGTTAACTACAGCAAGGCTTGGTAATGAGTCAATTAGAACCCGGAGCTACCTATGTGTATGAACGTGAAGGCGGTCGTGTCTATGCACGTCGTATAGGTCAAACAGAAAGGATTTTGATTGGCGAAGACTTTCTCGAAGATATCCAAGCTCGTAGAACAGCACTGGCTCAAGAATGGGAACCAATAGTTTATGCAGCCGAGCAAAATCCCGCTTTACAAGAAGCCATTGATCGTGTTAAAATACTGTATGCATTAACACGTGAAGAAACCACAATAGACCACCATCCAGTATGAGCGATCGACTATCCTTAAACAATGAACTACGCCAGCTTGATACCAAGGCACGTGGTTTCTATGACGAACTAGACGAAGAAGAACGCAAGAAGTTTAGTCCCTATGTAATGATGCGATATAGTGCCAGCGTAGAAGGCAATCCGGACTTTCAAGAGTGGTACTTACGTGCAGCCAATGATAGAGTCAACACAAACTTCTTTGATGTTAGCACTACCAAGCACAAGAAACTGCAGTGGTTGTTGTGTACCACAGTTAGTCCCAACATGGGTGTACAAAGACACTATTGGGTCAATCCCAAGAAGAAAGCGTCTGCAAACAGCAAGGTAGAGAAACTGCTAAAGCAGTTGTACCCTCGAGCCAAGGATGATGAAATTGCATTGTTGGCACAGATCAATGATCCAAAAACGATACAACAACTGGCCCGCCAACA